CCAATTGCGGCGAGTCAATGAGGCCAGATGGCGAAGGCCACGCGCGCTGCCCGAAGTGTGATTTTACCTGTCTGCATGCGCTGCCGAAAGATTGGTGCAGATGCGAAGCGGGCGAGGAAGGTTCCAACGAGCAGTACATCGTATGGGAAGGCGGTGGCCACGGCTGGATCTGTGGTTACTGCGGGAATTTTACGCAGACCGGATAAGATGGACGCGGGCAAGGTGCCGATCGAGCTGCAAGACCTGCTGGCGGATCTGGCGATCCAGTGGGAGGCCTACGACAAGCGGAAAGGTCGGCGACACCTGGGAACGATTAAGGCGGAGGATTGAGATGGCAACACCACAGCGATGGGTCGCACTGTTTTATGACCCCGAGAAGAACACGCAGCCGGACGTCCGTGAGTACACGCTCTACGGCGGCGGCGAGGGAGACCCGAGCGACGAGGGCAAGGTCGCCCGATTGATTTTCGAACAGGCCATCCCGCCACTGGCGGTGGTCAAGATGACGAGAGAGCAGGAAGAGATCTGGTTCCAGCAGCTCGGCCTGGCCGAGTTTGAGTTCAGCGAACTGGACAGGGCGATGGGAGCGCGCGGCTACATCCACATCCTGTGGGTGAGCGACTGAGGACGAACAGCAAGGCTGGGCCAGTGGCCGTAGATCCTGGCGCGGGCGAATGCTCTCCGCCCGATGCTGTTCGGCCTGCGGTGTGATGAGCAGCCAGGAGCGTAATTCACGGCGGTCGGTCGACCGCGCTAAGTCGTCAGCAGTAAGACGCAGATCCCTGGCTCGGCCTTTTACTTTTTCAACGGGGGAGAGAGATGGTTGCGGAGTACTTCCTAACACGGTTTGAAGTCTTCTGCGGCGTCTGCGTGATCGGTTCGGTTGTGGTCATGTGGGCGTTCTTAAGACAGAGGTGAGAAAAATGTATCCGGTGATTTGTGCATGGTGCGGAAAGAAGATCGGCGAGTGCGTGGTCGAACACTCGCATGGGATTTGTCCTCGGTGCAAAGACAAGATGCTGGCCGAGGCAATGGCGAGCACGGAGGCTGAACAGAGAGAGCAGGTGGAGGTGAGCGCATGAGCAGAACGAGATCCAGGCGCGGGCCATCGTCCGCGCCCGAGTGTCTTTTCATCTACGGGAAGATCGTGCGGGCGGAGCGCAGGTTGAACAGCCTGCAGGCTCTGCTCAACGAGCGAGTCGGCGTCCTGCCGCCCGAGCAGATGCAAGAGTACGTCGACGGCAGCAGCAAAATAGAAGCCCAGGAGGACGCGCGCAATGCATGACGATGCGTGGACGGAATGCCTGGCCTGCGGTGGGGTGCACGAAGCGATCGCGCTGCAGACGGTCGGAGGTCGCCACAACGACCTCTGCCCAAACTGCAACGAGATCCTGCCCCACCGGATCTTTTGCGGCGGCGGCTTCTCCGCTTCCGACTTCGAGAACGATCTTGGAGTTGACATCGAGGACTCGCCGCCGCCGCTGATGGACTGAATGCCGAGGCCGGACGCGTTCGTGCCGATCGCTGACATGCGTCCAGAGCGCAAACCAGCGTCCGGCCTCGTGCAGCGTGGCGCCTGTGAGGGCCACAGCGGGGCTGTGGCGGGCGATCTGCAGGGCGGGGGCATACCTGCCCAGGGCGGAGACCTCGCCGCCGCGCCGCGAAACGGGCGGATCCTGGCGGGCCTGCCCGATTCTGAGGCCGACAGAGGCCGCGTGTGCGACTTTCTCAAGGCGCCGAGGGGTAGGAGGCCTGGGGGAAGCCGATCGCGGCAGGGAGCGCAAGCCTGGGGGAACCAGGGCCATTTGAGCCGAGAGAGGGGGTGGTTTTTGCAGGCCGCAGGTGTCGGCCTGGGATCCCCGAAGGTGACCTAAACACTTACCTTTTACTGAACTGGAGGGCAAGATGGCAGAGAAGAAGGGCGAGGGGAAGGACAAGAAGGACGAGGCCGGATCCGCAACGCCGCCGACCGCGAAACCGAGTCGGCGCAAGTACGTCGAGGCGAGCGAGAAGTTTCTCGAGGAGGCACTCCTGGGGAAGCGGATCACGACCGTCGAGCCAACCATCACGATGGCGCTCTACGGACGCGCTGGCGTCGGCAAGACCGTGTTCGGATCCACGCTGCCGGAACCTCTGATCCTCGCAGCAGAGCCTGGCGCGCTGTCAATCCGTGAGAAGATGAAGGATATCACCGTCATCGACGTCAAGACCTACGACGACGTTTTGCTGGCGCTGGAGTTCTGCCGGAAGGACACGAAGCACAGGTTCAAGAGCGTGGTGATTGATTCCATCTCGGAACTGCAGCGCAAGTACATGGACTACCTGATGGACACCCATCAGAAGTCAGCGATGAGCCTGGACATGTACGGCGAGTGCACGAACGAGATGCGGCGCCTGGTTCGCGAGTTCGTAGAACTCAACATGCACGTCCTGATCATCTGCGGCGTCCGCGATGACAAGGACGAGGAGCAGGGCGCCGTGGTTCACAAGTGCGGGATGGTCGGTCGCATGGCTGACGAGCTGCCGCACTACGTTGACGTGGTTGGCTACATGGCGGTGCGCGCACCTGGGCCGAAGGACGAAGACCAGACGGTCAAGCGGTTCATCGTGGTGCAGCCGATGCCGAAGTACGACGGCAAGGATCGGTCGGGCAAACTCGACCGGATCATGCGTCCGCACTTCGACCACTTCGTAGAGAAGATCTTCGGCGGCGAGGAGCAGGCTCCCGAGAAGCCCGCGCCGGAGAAGGAAGCGCCTGCGGAAGGACAGGCGCCAGCCAAAGAGGGAGCGCAACCCCAGGACGCCAGCGGAGGTGAAGGCTCTTGACCAGGATCACATTTCCTGAAGACGATGGGCCTCAGTTCGAACTGCTTCCCGAGGGACTCTACGGCGCCAGGATATGGGCGGTGGAGCAGAAGATTGGACTCCACTCGGGCGAGCCGTACATGGCCTTCGACTTCAAGATCGATGACAGCCCGCGTCATCTGTTCGATAACTTCAGCCTGCAGAGCCAGTCGCTCTGGCGGTTGAAGCGGCTGTTCCAATTGCTGGGCCTGCCATCGGAAGGCACGATTGAGGTCGACTGGAACGAGGATGTGGTCGGCAAGCGCGTGCAGCTGGTGGTCGAGCACAAGGAACGCAAGGGGAAGATGCGCGAGACCGTCACCGAGTACCGCAGCCTCAAAGGTGGAGGCGGTGCGCCGGACGACGATTTCGGGGAGGTGCCATTCTAAACACGCAGCAGGAAGGAGCCATCGATGGCAGAGGCAGCGACACCTGCAGGAGCCAAAGTTGGATTCCGGTTCGATCGCCCGCGCGGGTTTGACATCGTCCCGAGGTGCGTGACGCTGGACAAGGGACTGAGCGATGGCGCCTACCGCACCTACGTTGTGATCTCATCGTTCGCCTGGTGGCAAGAGGCCTCGATGACCGAAGGCGGTGATCGGTGGTGCTACCCAGGCCTCGCGCGGATCGCAGAGATGCGCGGGCAGAGCGAGCGCAACGTCATCCGGCACATCCACGATCTGTGCGATCGCGGCTGGCTCGTTAAGGAGCGCCGAGGTCAGGGCAAAACGAACCGCTATACGATAATTACGACTGGCCTGACCATGATTGTGCAGGGCGAGAGGGGTGACAAGATTGTCACTTCTAGAACTGACACCGATGTCACACGAAGAATAAACAGAGAATCCGGCGCTGACGCCGCCGCCGCAGGCGGCGAGCCTGCTCCAGGGGAGCAGGCGTCATCGTCTGATAAGCTCACAGCGATGTTGAACGTCTTCCGAGACCTGCATCTGAAGCATGTGAAGCGCAAGTACATGGTCGAGTGGGCGAGGGACAAGGCGGCACTTAAGCGCGTGCTCGCTGCCCACGCACCTGACACGGTGCGCGGCATGATGTCGATCTACATGACCATGCCTCGGAAGAAGTACACAGTCGTGGGCTTCGTGGCAGCGGTGCCGGAGCTGATCGTGTTGTTGGAAGAGTGGAGACAGAAGCAGGCGCGTAAGAAAACGCTGGCAGGCGAGGTCGAAGCGATCTCGAGGCTGCAAGCAGCATACGAGGCGGAGGCTTCCGATGCGGTCGAGGCGCTCGACGCCCTCGATAAGAAACTCTCCGGCCTCACCGAAGGGAAAGGCATCCCTGATCCTGCGACCAGGGAAGCGATCAATGCGGTGCTTGAAGAGATCGGCGGGGTGTGGGCTGGTGTTTTCAAGCGCGCCTGCTATAATGCTGTCGTGCCGGACGCGCTCAAGGCCGACCTGCTTCGGCAGATCGGTACCGATTGGGATGAGGCGCGGTCGGTGATGGAACGGGCAAAACAGACAAGGGCAAAAACTGGAGGTTAGAGAGATGAGACTTACCCATACCTATCGGCATGACTTCGATTCGATCGCCGATGCTCGGAGGTTCTTAGAGAACCGCGAGGTGCAGGATCACACCGTGAAGGCTGGGGAGAAGAACTGGGGTTTCGAAGGTGACCTGGTTCGGATCCAGAACGAGACCTTCCCAATCTCGGAGTCCTTCATCCAGGCCT